CAGAGAGTCCGCTCACAGGTGCGGATGCAATCTCTCATGCAGCATCGGGCATCATCGGTCACACGAAGATTCAGCTGAAGTGCATTCCGACGCCTTCAGCCAAGATGGCCAAGATCCTTACGACCACCGGGGCCTGCACTGTCGAGAACTACACTGATTCTCGAGCCGGCCGAATTGGTGCGTTCCATCATTCGCTTGCCGCTCTCATCGTCGAAGTGGAAGGTTCGAAGTTCTTCCTCCGCCACGTCCACTTCGACAGCAAGACCGGTGGTTGTATCGACCTGGATACTTGGTTCGGTCCTGGGGGCATGAAGAATGCCCCCCGCCCTCTGGCTCTGGTGATGGGCGATACTCATGTCGACTCAGTTGACCCCAAAGTGGTTGATGCCACTTTTGGTCCGAACGGCATGGTTCCGACACTGCAGCCCAAGCATCTGCTCTGGCATGACCTGCTGGACTCGTACAGCTGCAATCCACATCACAAGGGTAATCCCTTCAACGTCATCGCCAAGCGTACCAAGAACGCTGACGACGTCCGGGCTGAGGTGAACAGGGCCATTGCCTTCATCGCCAAGCACACGCCCAAGGACACGACCTCCGTGATCGTCGGCAGCAACCACAACGACTTCCTTCGTCGCTGGATCATCAACGGCGACTGGAAGAACGATCCGGTGAACGCTGAGTTCTACCTCGAGACTGCCCTGGCCATGGTGAAGGACACCACGCTCACCGAGAAGGGAGCCGAGTATCCGGATCCGTTCGTGCATTGGGTACGGCAAGCCAACCTGCCGAACACAGTTTTGCTCAACGATGACGAGAGCTTCGAACTCGGCGGCGTGGAGCTGGGGATGCACGGCAACCTCGGTCCCAACGGCGCACGTGGCAGCAGAGCCAACCTGAAGCGCATAGGCGTGCGTTCGATCATTGGCCACAGCCATACCCCTGGCATCGACGAAGGCTGCTATCAGGCTGGTACGTCGACCAGGCTACGTCTCGAGTACAACAAGGGTCCGTCCAGCTGGCTGAATGCCCATGTCCTCCTCCACGCAGACGGGAAGCGACAGCTTCTTGTCATTGTGGATGGTAAATACAGGTTATAGGCCATCACCCATGTTGAAGCTGTATAAGTCTGGGCGTCACGTAGATCCTTTGAATCTGCGTGAGCAAGACCTGGACATCCACGACATTGCCCACAACCTGTCGTTGCTGTGCCGCTACACGGGAGCCTTCCCGTTCCACTACAGCGTGGGTCAGCACAGCATTCTCGTCTCCGAGATGATGCGGGACGCTGGTCGTAGCAAGGAAGCCCAACTGGCTGGCCTGCTGCATGACAGCGCCGAGTATGTCTTCGGGGACGTCAACTACCATCTCAAGAAGCTCCCTGAGCTGGCTGAGTACAATCGCCGCGAACACATCGCCAGTGAGATGATCGTTGCTCACTTTGGCTGCGATCCTGGCTTGCTCACCATGGTCAAGGAATTTGACCGTGCGGCTGCTTACGTGGAAATGGACGTGCGTGACGGGAAACGACACGACATCGTCTGGCATCCACCTCAGACCATCTACTTCCGCTTCCTGCGCAAGTTCGAAGATCTTTCGGGATCAACCATCTTCTATCCCTCTCTTCCTATCCATCACTCTGTATGACCACGAAAACTCTTCCGAACGAGAGCAAGGCACGGTATCAGTACCCGGTCATGAGTGGCTGCCTGGCCTACTTCCCAGCTGCCCTGGCCGGTGTCGCCAAGCATTCGTACATCGGAGGTGCGAAGTACAATGATGGTGCGCTGGTCCATTTGAGGTACATTTCGACCGAGCACCTGGATTGCATCGGACGACATGTCCTTGACCTCCAGGATCTGATCGCCGCTATGAAGCGGGGCAAGACGGAGGTCGAGACCTATGTTTACGATTTCGATCAAAAGCAGGAAGTGCTCAAGATCATTCCCATCACTGACGCCATTCTCATTGAGTGCAACGCGCTCAGCTGGCGCAGTCTCGCTTTCTCTCAAGAGCAGCACGAGAAGCTGGGCGGTCGCCCTCTCGCTCCGGCTGCCAGACTGGAGCCAATCAAATGAGCACACTCAGCTACGACGTGACTCTCGAGGATTGCGAGATCGAGTACACGTGTATCTCTCGTGGACGTCCAGCCACGGGACCGACATACGATTGCGGTGGTCAACCCGCTGAAGGTCCGGAGTTCGAGATCACTGTCCGCTACAACGGGCAGGACATCACGAACATCCTCGACGAAGACGAGATGGATGACATCCGGGATCGTGTGTTGGATGACTACAACGAAGAGCCCGATCCACCTGACCTGGACGACGACGACTACTGACCCACCCACCTTTCGAGGTTTCACATGAATGCGCTTCTGATCGAGATCCTGCAGTGGCTCCACACCAATGGCTACCGCAGGGCAAGCTTCGACCGTCTGATCGGGATCATCCCGTCAGCTTCCACGTACGACCAGCTCTACAGCGTGGTCAACGAGAACCCGATGCTGTTCCGTACAGCTAACATCAAGGGCGGCCTGCCTGGCCTGGCCGTGCTGGATGAGATCGATGTGGGTTCAGCTCTCGAGAGCTACCGTCGTCAGGCCGAAGAGGCCGAGGCTCCGCTCACCCTGGGCAATTCCCAGGACCTGCCGGGACTCATCACCAAGGTGACGAACGTCGAGATCGAGAACGAGATCGTGAACGAGTATTACCGAAACGCCGGCAGTGCCGTGAAGGCTCCTGAAGGCAGCTCGTTGTACAACGTCACGCTCTGCATTCTCGAGCTGCGCAACGGCTTCGTGATCATCGGCAAGAGTGCCTGTGTCGACTCGCGCAACTTCAACGAGGATCTGGGTCGCCAGCTCGCTCGTGAAGATGCCGTCAAGCAGGTGTGGCCGTACCTCGGCTTCCGTCTGGCTGACAAGCGTTTGGCTGCTTGATGACCACCAGGGAACGCCGGGGAGATTTTATCCCCGGCTTTTCCTGTGCTACTGGTCAAGCTGTCAACCACACCCACGGAGAGTGGGAAGAACTGACCAAGAACCTCACCTCAGTACGCCGTAACGGCTACACGCAGGTATTCGACGAGGATGTTCTGGTCTACGAGATCTATGATGAACATCAATGAAGCCTTGAAGGTCGACCAGCTCTGTCACCGGATCCTGGGCGATCTCGGCAGCATCCACGCCCGCATCAACACGAATGAAGATGGTTCAGTGAACCCGATGTCGCCTGACATGATTCAGATGCGTCGCTTCGTCCGTGAACTCTCCGACCAGATGCGTGAGCAGTTCCCAACCGCTTTCTTCAAGTGAAAACCGTCAAGCACAAGTGCGGTTGCACTTCTGAGCTTCACCGCGAAGCCTGGGTAGCCCTATGCCCCGAACACGAAGCCGAGTTCAAAGCCACACACGAACGCTGGGCCGCAGAGCACCGTGCCGCCTCTGGTGGGTCTACCCATCCGACAACGTCGAAGAAGGCGTCAGCGTCTTTGGCTACCGAAGCTCCGCTGACTCTTGGGCAACTCACTTCAACCGATACGACAACCGAAACTGGCAAGTGAAACTCCATGAGCCGAACCGTACGCCGAAAGTTGCGCGGTAAGGGTATTGCCCGTGATGGTGAGGACCTTCGCGTATCTCGTGGCTGTCGCCACCATGGTCCCTGCGGCTGGTGCGTAGGGAATCGTACCTACTCCTCTAAGCACAGAGCACCGTATGAAGAACCTGATCCTTTGGCTGAAATTGATCGGAATCGCACTCCTGTGTCTCACGGTGGTCACGTGCTCCTTCCTCCTGGAGAAAGTCCGGTTCTGTCTCTGACTCTCACTGAGTTGGCAGAGAGCTACGTGGGCAACCGTCTTACGGTGATCCACGAGTTCTGTGGCAACTGGGAGGACAAGCACCGGGAGCTGCGCAAGCACATCGTCGAACAGATCAACCCCTTGCTCAAGAAGCATGGGGCGGATCCGATCGATGTGGATCTCGTGGCTGATCCCGACCTAGAGTAGTTTCGTCAGAATGTGCGCGCTCGACGCATTCACGACGTTGTCGATACCAATCGAGTTGTCAAATCCACGCTCAGTGATCGCCATGCTCACTGGCCCGTCTGTCCCTGTAACCGTCGCCCCCAGTTGGGAAACAAAGAACGAGAAGGGATTCTGTCGCAGACGATTCAACAACACCTTCTGTGCTCGTATCGTGAACTGGCTCCACCAGACCATGCCCATGTTCTCGGCGTATCCCCGTGCCCGTCCAGGGTTCATCGCGTAAGCAATGAATTCGTCACGCACCCGGTCACGTGCAACGATGGGATCCACACCCGTCTCAACCATGTGCTGATAGACGGCATACCGGGCCAGGAAGTCACCGGCCTGAATTGCCTTTGAAAGCGTGTCATGGAACATGCTGTCTTTGGCAATGGCGATGTTCGCCGTGATCATCGGCATCTTCGGGTGGATGGCGCTCAGCCGCTGGTTGATCCAACCAGACAGGTCTCCCAGGTAGGTGTTGTCGGGCGACTCGATCAAGCCCTCGGGCAGGTCGCTCAATTCGCCGGCCTCTACCAGGGGATAGATCGACAGGCGCTTGATGGCAGCCTGCTTGCTGTGCTGCAGGGTCTCGAGACGAGCACGCTCAGCACCGGTCTTGTCTGCCATCTCAACCATCAGCTGCATGATCTCCGCCTTCAGTCGGAAGTAAACGCGGGTGTCCTGCATTCCCTGCCGATAGAGCTTGGGGATCCGCTTCACTGGCACACCGTTGGCAACCACGAGGTTGATGGACGCCATGAAGTTGTTGTACGCAACCGACAGGGTGCGAACGATGATCCAGTCGCGTGCAGTGGCTACGCCTTCCTTGATCGCCGCCTCAGAGGCATACAGGATCTGGGCAGCTCGCGGACCCATGAAGATTGTCTGGGCCAGACCGATCATGAACTTGCGAGTCTCGTGGTTGAGGGACGCTTCACCCGTGAAGACGTCACCCACACCAGCGTTGTGGTAGCCAATCGTGTTCTCGATGAGGTCACGACGCACCATCACCTGCCCGTCGAACGCCTCCTCGAGCAGTGCCTTGATGTCACCAGGGATTACTTCCCATGCACGGGCGATCTGCTTGTTGGTGGTGCTGTTCACCGCTTCGTACTGATCCTGGATACCGAGGCGCTTGCCCTCTTCCCACTGGTTGACGAGGATCTGTACCGCTTCCTTGTTGAAGCGCACAGCCCAACGCTCTTCCAGGATGCGACCCAGCTTCTTGCCCAGTGAGATGTGCAGAAGCGTGTTGTCGCTCTTCGTGTACTCACGAACAAGCTTGCGGTCGAGCATCCGCTCGTATCCCACGATCTCACCCTTGAAGTTGTGGATCGGGATGAGCTTGCTGCTCGTGCCGTGGTTCTTGCTGATGTAGTCAACCAGGCGAGGGCTGGTGATCATCGTGCCCACTTCGGGGGTGATGGTCGCAGCCGTCGTGTAGTTGATACCCATTGAGGTCTGTTGAACCGTGGCCAACACACCCTGTGCGAACACAGGCGGGGCAGCATACGGACGGGTGTAGTAGAAGAGGTCGGTGGCAGGATCGCCATCGCTCTGCTTGTACTTCGCACCCTTCGTGTAGCCCAGCTGAATCAGTTCGGCACCACGGACAGCTCCAGCCACCACAATCGAGTGACGGGGATCGGTGGTGAGGGGCATCTCGCCCTTCCAGTAGGTGTACCGGAACTCGTGGCGATACTGCTTGTCTTCCTCGGCCTTCACCTTCTGCAGCAGACCGGTCAGCTTGGCCATGGCTTCGGGGTGGTTGGTGTAGAAGCCAGCCATCTTCGAACGCTGTGCCGATGTCAGCAGGTCAATCGCATAGAGGCTCACCAACTGGTCGACGTCAGCCACGAGTTCGTCAGCAGCCTTCGTCGGCGTCCCGTTCAGGTCGTCAGCGATGGCTCGAGCATTGCGCAGCAGCTGATGCGGGGTGTTGGCCGGCAGTTCACCGTGGACCATGTAGTGGGCCAGGTTCTTGGCGTCCCAGTGGTTGGTCACCTTGGACTCAAGCGCAGTGATCATCCTTTGACGGGCTTGATTGTCCTTGAACATCAGTGCAGCGTCATTACCGAGCACTGCCACGTCGAGGCGGGCAAGGTGCTCATAAAGGGTGTTCCACCCGTCGAAGTCTTCGGGGAACAGGCTCTTCAGCACCTTGGGCAGTTCCACCGTGAAGTCGCTACGGGTGTTGGCGATGACGTTCTTGATCCGCTTCACCTGGCGGTACACAGCGTTGGTATCGTTTTGCGACCCAACCAGGGCTCCCGTCAGGCTCTGCAGCCACTGCTGGTCCGTATACGTGTTCACGAAGTTCAGGATGGCCTTTCCAAAGGCCTCTGCGCCGTCTTCGGTCGTCAGGGCATAGATTGCCTGCAGCGACTCAGAGACGCCCACAGGGGCTGTCTGAGAGGCCTGGAAGGCCTTCTGACCAACCTGATCGAAGAACTTGCTGCCCATCCGGTCGAGGCGAGCCGACACCATGCCCAGTCCCGACAACTCGTACTCGCTGTCAGCGATGACGGCGTTAAAGGTCTCGTTAAGCATCTCCTCCACCCGGAGGTGCTGATTGTCGTCCAACACCTTGTCCAACATGTTGGAGACGAAATCGGTCTGGCCACGCTCGGTGCGATAGATCGTCTCGAGCTGTGAGGCGAACGTGGAATCCACGGCAGCCAATGCCAGGACGCTTGCCGTGAGGTCCTTGGCCCCATTGAACAGATTTGCTTGAGGATGCTTGGGCAGGGTGGTTGCAACAAACTGTTCCAGCTCACCTTTCCGGTTGTTAAGCCGGAGCAATGTGAAGACACGCTTGAAGATGTTCTTCTGGTCAGCGGAAAGCGTGAACTGCGTCTCAACCTGCGGCAGCATACTGTCCGTGGTGATGCTCTGGGCATTCACCCTCCGGCCAGGATAGCGAGCCAACTGCTGGCCCAGTGCTCGGAACGCCTTGAGCGTCAGCGCATCCATGTCGTTGATCGCGTCACGGGTGGTGCCGGCCACGAAGCTGCTCATGTCCTCAGTGACGAGGTCGTTGGTCAGCTTGGTGAAGCTCTTGATCACTTCATCCAGAAACGTACCGGGCACATCCTTTCCAAGGAAAGACCAGAACACCTGCTTAATGCGGGTGAACATCTTTGACACGAACCCAGGCGACACGGCGTCCATGGTTCGCTGATCAGTGAGCACCCACGCCATCATCTCGTCGATGGCTGCAGCGGTGTCACCAAATACATCCTGGAGCCGCCAGATCTCGGCCTGCACGCCCTCGAGGCGTGGATCCGTGATGGACCGGAACGTGGTCAGCAGCTGTGTCAGGTTGTTGATCGCAGTGCGGACTTCGACCGGTGCCAAGGCAGGGTTGATCGAATAGTTGGAAATCAGCTTGGTCAACGTCGCGTGCATCACCTCATGCAGGATGATGGACGGTGAAGTGGTGGCCAACACGATTCGGTCACCATCAATGAACGTGCGACCAAGGCTCCGGCCATAGTCGTTCTTGCCGGTAGCAGCCAACCACTCTTCGGCATTGCGGGCAAACGTGACAGTGAGCCCCTCGGGAATGAAAGGCTTCAGGCGGTTCCACACGTACTTCTGCACGCGGTTCCACTTCACGCTGTCGAGCATGGTGCGGATTGCTTGGCGATTGGCTTTGTTCCCAGTCGCCTGGAACATCTTGTCGATGCCATCGTTCCAGTTGGCACGCACATCTCCGTTGGCCGTGGCCTCACGGGTTGTGACCGGTGTCGTGTAGCCGTCACCGTATGCCATCTGCAACATGACGTTCGGCTGGGCCTTGATCTCGGCCATGCCTTCCAGCTGGCTCTTGTGCTCGTTCTGGATGCGACGCTGTGTATCCAACACAAGCTCGAAGATGGACATTGGCTTGTCTTCTTCGGGCGACAGGCTGTCAGCGTCGACATCGGCGGGATAGACAGAAGCAGCCTGTGCAGCAGGCGGGACGATGCTGTTATACGCCCTGAGCAGGAACTGCTGCTGCTCTGGAGTCAACGCCAGAATCTCCTGACGGATGTTCTCCGCCAGCTTCACGAAGTCAGCCAACACGTCGTGCTGGTTGGCTTCCCACACAGCCTGGTTCAGTTCCACACTGCCGGCACGAGCCTCACTCGGCTTGAACTCGATACCGTCGTGCACATCCGTGATCGCACGGAATGCCTGGGTGAACTTGGTGACCATGGCTGCGTCACCAGCACCGATGGTGAGCAGGGCAAGGGCACGTACGCCGGCAGGCTTCGGCCGGGGCAGGTCAAGAGACGCATTGAACGACGTCCCCAGTCCCTCCACTTCGAACTCAGTGGTGGTTGATTCGGAGTCATCCAGGTTGACCGCTTCGGGATTGACCGATGAGCCAAAGCGCATGGACAGCGTGTTGCGCAGGATCCGCTGATGCTCCTTGAGCGAAGGCGGCCACTTGCGCGGAGTAACATATTTGTTACCACGCTTTTCGGTGTCCGGGATCCCTTCGTTGCGGGGCTCGGCCTTCTCCGCCTTCGCATACTGACTGTCCCACTGAGCCTGCTTCACGGCGAAGCCCAACGTGGTGAGCTGCACCATGATCTCAGTCACACGACTGACGTTCGGCTTCTCCACCTTGTAGGCGTTAAGCAGTGCCTTGGCAGCCACATTGGCGGTGGTCTCCCAAACGAACTTCTCTTCGTTCAGCCACTCTTCGAGCTTGATCTGCTTCTGACGCAGGGCCGCCCTCTGGTCAGGGAACTTCTGCATCTGGTAATCGAGGTCAATCCACTTTGAGATGAGATTGGCCCGCATGTCCGCAAGCAACTGGCTGGCAACGCCCTTCACACCCGCACCGTAGACGGTCGGGTTGGATGCACGCTTGGCAGCTTCACGCAGGAACTCGGTGCCCTCACCGTTCAACATGTCGGTGATGATGAGCAGCTGCTTTTGCGTATCCTGGAAGGCCTGGCTCTTCGCCTTATCTTTCGCCTTCTCCAGAGCCGCAGTCCAGTTGGCTTTCAGGATAGGCATCGCAGACGAGGCAACGCGCAAGTAGAGGTCCTTGGCGGTGTACTTCGTCAGGAACTCTTTGGCCTTTTCACCCCACGTGGCCTTCTCAGTGCGGAGCATCAAGCCGCCCTGCTCGAGGTTCACTTCGGAGATTGAGCCTCCGAGGCCGTAGAACATCTCGGCGTTGAACGCACCGTTGGTCTTGCCGTCCACCTCGAGGGCGAGGTAGGACGTGTAGTTGAGCGGCCCTTCAGTCGGCGTGGCGGCTTCAGCTTCCTGAGCCAACAGCATCTCGCCCAGCGTCAGCCAGCCGGCCAGCTCACGAGGCTTGTAAGGCTGGCCACGCTCCAGGATCGGGAAGATCTTTCCACCGGTACGAATCGCGGTGACCAGCTTCTTTGCCTTCTCACCGTCCATCTGCACGACTTTGTTGAAGTCAGCAAGGATGTCCGACTCAGCACGGTCGATCTTGATTCCAACTGCTTGGGCGATGGCGATCTTCAGTGGCTTGATCGCATCCGCATCCTTGAGGTTCACGGTCTCCTTGGCTGAGCTGAACATGTCACGGATGAGCGTGTAGTTCTGCGGACCCAAGTGAGAGTCGTAGCGACTGTTGACGTTGACGCTGTACTGCCAATAGAGCGGGTTCTCAACACCCTCGCCCAGCATCTTGCGGTAGGCCTTGATCGCGTTCCACTCGAGCTTGATGCCATGGATCTTCGACTGAACGTACTCGGAGATCTCCTTCGGCATTCCGTCACGCAGGAATGAGCCCGTCAGCAGACGATTCAGACCAGGCAAATCCACCTGATCAATGAATGCCGAGAACAGCGGGTTCAGGTAGTGCGGAACCGAGTTGAGGTTGCGAATCGTGGTCTTCTGCTCTTCGCTCACCTTCGTCTGGCTGTAATTCACGCGCTCGGGCACGTTGTCAGACGGCGTCAGGGTAGCCGTGTACTCCTGCGGACTGCCCGTGGCAGCTTCGACGGAGTTGAGGAAGTCGATGTTGTCGATGGCAACAGACGCCACTTCATCGGGCGTGATCAGCACCTGCATCTGTGCAGGCTTGCCATTGTCGAGGATGAGGTCCGGGATGGTGACCATCTCGACGGTCACATCCTTGCCATCCACCAGTGCCTGAAGCGCACTCAAGCCAAGTGAAAGCATCAGACCCTGGGTGAGGCCTTCGCTCTCGAGACCGGTCGGCTTCATGCCGAGGATGAGTGCCGCATCACGGGCAATTTCACGAGCCCATGCGTGGGGCTGTGCCGCACGAATCGGCAGACCCGTTTCTTCATCGAGGATCGTTGAGCGGTCGTAACGGGTCGGGGCACGGTAGCCCTGCATGACAGCGGCATAGGCAAAGGCCTGCCGCAGCATCGGGTGCATCTCGTATGAGCCATCCGCGTTCTGGATGACGCCGTGCATGAAGACGCCGTACGGACGCTTCAGCAGCTCTTCACGTCGGTCCCACTTCTTCTTCAGGTCCCTGGCGAGAAGAGCATCCAACTTTTTCATGACGTCGTTGGCAGTGTTCACCCAACGCTCACGATCCGCTGCGGAGAGCTTGGCCAGGATTGTCTCGAGCGACTTGCTCGGATCAATCTTGAATGCCTTGAGGATGTCCGGGTTGAGCCAGCTCTGGCCTTCCGCCAGGGGGGTGGTGACGAGCGGATTCACTGCAGCTTCTTCAGTGGCTGCAGGGGCCGGCTCTACCACTTCATCTTGTGACCACAGGCGCTCACGCTCGAACCAACCATCGTCAACTTGATCCAGACTCACTTCAACTGGAGCCGGTTCAGTTTCCGTGACCGGTTCGACGACGGGCGCAGGCTCTTCCTGCGGAGCGACTTCCTGGGGAGCTTCATTGGTAGGAGCAACCTCCTCCACAACTTCAGCGGCTGACTGCTCAACCAACTGCACATCCTGGAACACACCTTCGTCACGACGCAGGGCCGTGTTGTTCTCAATCGCATCAAGGACAGCGGCTCGGTCGTAGACCGCGCTGATGATTCCCTTGTCGATGGCCCGCAGGTACATCTTCAGTGCGCTCGGGTGCACGGAGATGTCGGAGTTGTACTTCTTGCCAGCCTGTCGGGCCAGCTGCAGGACATTCAACAGCCGCTTCAAGCCAGAGCCCTTCGGGGCCTTGGACGAGTTCCAGGTGTTGGTGCCCTGCCATACATCACCCGTCATGTCGACATCGATGAGACCGTTCTCATCTTCAATGCGGGTGCTGTTCGGCATCTTGTACTGATCCGGGTACAGCCCAGCTTCACCCGGAGCATTCTCTGTGAAGTCCTCCACCGGAGCCGCTGCAGGCGCAGCTTCTTCAACCAGAGACAGCTCACTGAGGGCATCCACGACAGGAGCTGGCGCTTCCGTCTTCTTCTCTTCCACCACCGGAGCAGGCTCAACGACAGCAGCCGGCGCAGGCGAAGGCGTAGGCGCAGCCGGAGCCGTAGCCGCAGCCGGCGTGGCCTGTGCTTCGATGGCCTTGGCCAACTTGGGAGCGGCAGTGAGAGCACCAACCACTTCAGCAGAAGCCACACCCTTGAACATGCCAGGGAAGCGGCTTCGGGCATTCTCGAGCGCACCACGAGCACGTGCAGCATCTGCCAGCACTCGCTCAGCGGTAGCAATGGAATTCGGGTTGTTGACGTGCAGCAGGAACGGACGATCCGTCAGCTTGCCGTTCTTGTCGAGAGTCTTGGTGCCCACCACCTCAATGGTCTTCACGCCATTGGCTTTGGCGGTCTCCACCTGATCAAGGGCCACCTGGAAAAGCTTGGCACGATCTTCGAGGACACCCACGAAGCGAACAAGGTTGTTCGAACCTTCATTGACGGTATCACCGATTAACCGACCATGATTGAGGATGCTCTGCAGGAAACCACGAATACCACGGCTACCAACACGGCCAGCGAAACCGGTCTCGAAGATCTGCTGGGCAGTGCGGTCGATCTTCGTGTCTTTGAGATCACGCATCGTCTGGGCGATGACGCGCTCATCTTCCGTGAGCACTGCATCCGGCAGCTTGGAGACATCAGCCAGTCGCACAGCTTCGACGACAAGCTTTGACTGCGGATCATCCTGCTCGACACGGGCAGCAACAGCTGCCTCGCTCAGGTTCTCAATGGTGGCGATAGCCTTCTCGACACTTGGCGCAAACTCTTCCTGTGCCGCCAAGAGCCCGGCCTGCTTCTTTTTGTCGTCGGTGTTCTCGATAGCCAGCTCGAGCTGCGTGTTGAGCAACACGTTCTCGACAGCCAGGCTATTGCTCTTCGGACGATCACGCTGGAGCACTATTGGATCGATGTTCGGCTGACTGCCGTCATACACTTCGCCTTCAGCAAGCGGAGTGGCACCACCGTCATACTGCACTTCCTGGACAGCTTGCCGGACATTCTCCTGGACGACTTCTTCAGGAGACGCTTCAGCCGGAGCCACTGGCTCCGTAGATTGGATCACCTCCCCTTCGATCACGCTGGCATCATCCACGACCGAAGCTGCAGCTGCTGAGGCTGCTTCCTCCGGAGTCGTGGCCCTGCTCTGCACGAATTCACTCGTTGCGCCCAGTGCACGGCGTACGCCTGAGCCAATCTCCTTTGCCACGTCCAACGTGATGCTGGGAGCCCGCATACCGCCAGCGAAGACGCTGCTGATGGCTACGGCCTGACCAAACTGCTCGCCCACACCCTCCATGGGATCCTTGCCTGCGAGGATGTTGTCGTAGACGGTCTGGCCAATTGCCAGGCCACCTTCTTCCACAATCTCGCCACCCACACCCGAGAGGTTGGAAAGCAAGTTGCCGGTAAGCCGGCCAGTGGGAGCCAATTCGAATCCAGGCGTGGCACGGCCAAGTGCAGCACCCAGCATGGCACTGACGACACCAGCCCGTTCGGCCTGAGCAATCGCTTCCTCTTCCGTTGCGCCCTGCGCAATGGCTCGCTGGTACGTCTGTGAGTAGCCACCAGCTCCTTCCAAGACGCCGCTCAGAGCTGCAATGCGATTGATGGTTGCCAGTTCACTTGTGCCAGCAAGACCAGCCGTCACCTTGCCCAGCACACCGGGAACCTTCATCGCTGCAGCCACGCCCATGGCTCGAGCGGCAGGGCCGATCAGCAAATACGGGGCCTGTGCAATTGCATCAGGCGCAAGGTTGCCACCAGCCAAGGTGTCTTGGATGGCAGTGATAGCGCCTTCTGCGAATGAAGCGTCTGGATTCCGAGTCAACGCATTTAACTGGCGTTCAGCCAGGTAAGCATTGGATCGGAAGTCATCGAGGATCTGCGAGTTGACACCCGCTTGCTGCAAGGTGTTCGACTCACCGGGGAGTGGAGCCTTGAGGATGCTGCCGATGCTCTGCAGCGTATCGATTAGACCAACGGCGGTGTCGCCAACAGTGTTGCGATCACCGAGATCGGTGTTCAGCTGATACAGCGCAGCGAGAGTGTCGACACTACCCTGGGGACCGCCAGGAACATACTCAGAAGGCTGAGGAGTCGGCCCCGGAGTGTACTCATCAGAGGCAGGCGGAAGGCCAAGCGGGGTGTATTCGTCGTTGCTGCCGGCCATACCAACCTCATTGTGTTCGACGGGAGCTTGTCAGGCTCCCGGCGAGTATAGAGGTTAGAACCGCTCTCTGGTAGTCCCAGGATTGGGCATTCGCATGGCTCGAGCAGCTGCTTCCGCTGCCGCTGCCTCTTCGGCCGCACGCTTGGCACGGGCCTGAGACAGCGAGTTGTCCCACTCCAGCACTTTCTCAGGCAGCGCAGCCCTGGCTCGAGCAGAACCACTCAGCTGACGGGCAGCGGTCGGCAGTTCGGCCAACGTGCGATCAAACTGTGCAGTACGGGAGGCTGCGATACGGTCGACGCCTTCCTTACCACCCAACCGATCGATCTCACGGTAGATGAGTGCGCCTGACTTCACTTCAGGCGACTTGGTGACATTCCAATCACCGAAGACGTTCCAGCGATCCTTGCTCTGGAAAGCAAGATCGGCCGCCTGAGCGTAGTTGAGGTGACGATACTCGGACTTGATCGCAGAAAGACGATCCTTGGCCTCTTCCTGATCGATACCAGCCTGCTTGGCCAGTTCCGCAGCCACGAAGCCGATGGGGCCGTCAGTGAAGCCAGGACCACGAGTGGCGATTTCCTGGAGCTGCAGCAACGAAGGACGATTCGGATCCGGCTTGTCCGGATTACTCTCGTCATATGGCATGGCAAGTACAGCTGCCTTCTGCGCTTCTGCATCGGTCTTGATGGCAGAGAGCGTGCGCAGACCGTCGCGGTAGGTCTTGCTGGAGCCAGGAATTCGAGCATCGAGGTCAGAGTCAGCGGCCGGGTTGGCTGCCACACCCTTGCCGAAGCTACCAGCTGCCTGATCGGCATATGTAGCCGGCAGGCCACGCTTCTTGGCTTCTGCCACGAGATAGGAGTCCAGCTTCTCTGGCTCCATCATCTGCGCTTCAGGAGTGGCACCGAACTCACGAGCCCAGCCCAGATACTCAATGCCCTTCATTTCACGATCAAGAGCGGCCATGCGGGCATTGGACTCACGAGCACGAATGCCCAGTTCCTTGTCCGCACGCTGATCATCTCGCAGCGCACCCAAACGATCTGCAAGTTCCTTGCCAGCGTACAGTGACGCCTGACCCATCTTCGAATCTTCCTCACTCAGGACAACGCGGCCAGCCTTCGCACTGGCTTCCCAGTTGCGCTGGATGATGGCTTCCGCATCACGCTTGTCACGGAGGTCCTGCAACTGAGCCTGCTGCATCTCTCGAGCAGCCTGATTCGTCAGAATGGTCTCTTCCTGCAGACGCTTTGTCTGGAGCTGGTCCTCACGGACGTTGCCAGCCTTGGCAATGGCGAGCGGATCGTACTGCCAACCCTGCGGGACAGCAGCAACTGCCGCATCCGGGTTGTCGCTGTTCATGATCCCGGCGACAGCCTGCTTGGTGGCCTCTTCGATCTTCTGGTTACGGTTGTCCACCGCAATCTGGCCGATGTTCTTGAACGCCTCAGCAATGCGATCACCGCCACGACCGAACACTTCGATGGCGGCGGCATTGCCTCGGTAGGCGACATCAGACCAAGTGATCGGACGAGCCATGGTTAACCCCTCATGCCCTGGGGCAGCTCAGCATCCTTCAATGCAGCCTGCCGCTCTTCCTCAGTCGCGTAGTAGCGGCCGGTGATGCGGTCCTTCATCTGCGTGTTGTAGCTGTCGACCTGATTCGCCAGATTGGTCTTGAAGGACTTCTTCTCGAACTTGAGAGCGTCCTTGGCCAGACCCAGCTGCTGAAGGCCGATGTAGGCGTTCACGCCCTGGCCAATCGCATTGGCCCAGTTGCCGATGTTCTGGCCGTTCTTGCCGAACCAACCACCCAGACCTTTCAGAGCACCCATGAAGCCACCAGGAGCGGCAGTGCCGGCCTGAGTAGCCAGAAGATTGCGCTGAGCCATGTCCAGACCTGGAACAGGGCTGAAGGGCACATTGGACGTCGGAGCCGGAGACGGCGCGCTGATCTCCGTGAGACCAGACAGATAGTTCTGCGTCCAGTTGGGCGACTGATACGGCATACCGTTCGAGAAATCGTATGACACAGGATGGTCCTCCGGCGAATATGCGTAGAGTGCTTTACTGGAGTCTTGGAGTCAATGTTATCTCGCTCATGTACTCGATTGGAGCAATTAAGCGATTCACTAAGGCATCACCGGTCGACTGCGTACGAAGCAACCAGTCGCTAGGCTTTTCGATGGGCGCAAACCACATCTGCGCAGGCAAAGACATCTCGGGAAAGTTCTCTTCCCAGAGCTTCTCGAGTTGATCCACTTGGGCCTGACGCTCGTCGGCACCAGTGTTCCACTGCTTGTACTCTTCCTGGATCTTTTCCATCTCAAACTGGGTGTACGTAGCCAGTGCACTGAAGATGTACGAAGACGCCGTCAGCACCTGCTGAGTGAGGCTCATCGCTGTTACCGGGACATTGAGGTAGATCTGACCTAACTGACCAATACCCCAGGTGAGTGCGATTGTCACAACCACTTGGACGATGGCACCCCATACCGGACCCCACTGCTCAGCAGCCCATTCGCCGGCTTCTTTGGCGACCAGCTGCACAGCCACCATGACGCCGACGACGATGAGTGCCGTGAGAACAGCTGCCAATGCAGCTGCAATCGTCACGCTTAAGCCAATGGCTACCAGTCCGCCATATAACGTTGCGTTCAGTGCTGTCACGTACGGTGTTGCGGCACCCCACGTCCACACAATGATGACGATGGAAACGATGACCATGAATACCTTGAAGATGCCCGTCTGGTACCACTTCTCCTTCACCACCTTGTAGCAGTTGAAGATGATGTGCAGGGATTCTTGAGCCAACTGCAGCTGTTCTCGACCTGAGAGAGTCATGAACACTTCAATCTCAAGCGGAACGATGAAGCCTGTTCCAAAGTCACCATCCGGATCGTTGTACGCATCCCAGATACCGCTCTTCACGGACTTTCCGTCGTAGACGTAGTTCTCGTGCCAGAGCCCGCAGACCATCAGCTCCGCATACGTGCTCTCGGTGAGTCGCTTGCGGAGGTAGAACTTGGTGAAATCGTACTGAACGCCTTTCGTGCCCCTGCCCCAACGGAACAGGATGTCTTTCACTCCACCGTTGGCACCAGCTCGAGACACTTCAGCTTCGAAGGGCTTGGTGAGAGTGCCGCTCTTCTCTTCGTAGGTCATGTAACGCCAGGCAATCTCCATGTTCACGGATTTGCTTTCGTTATCAGGATCTCGAATGCGAACACTCTGTGCAGGACACCGCTTGGCCAAGTCCTTGGTTAGAATGCCATCAGCTTTTGCCAGCCAAGCATCAAAGGCCGGCTTGTTGTCGGGAAAGCTCAAGCGCAGTCGATTGAAGTAGTTGAAGTGGTACTCAATCGTACAGAGGTTCGGTGAAGCGATGTTTGTGCCGGGCTGCACAAAGACGAAGTCAATCTGATTTTCATCAGGACTGGATTTGATGGCCTTCTTCAACCCTTTGAGGTCAACACCCAGACGTCGGGCATAGCCCTTGGTCGTCTTGTACTTGGTGGTGGCCTTCATCACTTCATCAGTGATGGGTGTTTGCCCGTAGAACTTCCAATCATCGTACCAGGCATTGCCCTTGTTCTTCTTGGTCATGCCCTTCTTCATCACCAATCCAGGAAAGGTGCCTGACATTCGAGAAGCAGAGTTGCGCAAGAATAGGTTCAACGAGGCGCTGGTACCAGAAGGCGTGGTGTACGTCATCGTGATCGACGGCGCTCCCGACACTTCCACTTGCATGAAGATTCGCCACTTTATCAGGCCATCATCATCACTGAAGATGGTCACTGAATACCATTCATCGAAGGACACTGTCGTTGTGTCAGGCTTCGTGAAGGTTAGTCGCCACCCATACGCATCGGGATGGTTAGTCTCATCGTCTTGCAACGCTTCGAGTTCAAGTGTCGACTCGACCGGAATGCCGAACACGCTCGTGTGAACGCGCTCAGCATAGAAATCGTAGTTGTACTTCGTCTCAATCTGCTGCTGGATGACCCCCATGTAATTGGTGTCGTACTCAAGCGACACACCCTTCAAAAAATGTGTGGCTCCAAATGTCGTGGTCAGGTACTCCTGGACCAGCATCTGCACCACTGCGTCATCTTTTTCGTTGCTGACACGACTCAGTCCGGTGGGAAGACCGGCATAGTAGGACTTCTTTGCGTAGGCAAATGCCTGACGCAACTTCACCCCTCGCCCATCGATGATGGCACTCTTGAGATTGCGAGTGGTGTTCTCACCCTTCATCTTCGAGCCGATGACGGTAGCTTTTACGACGTCCGGGATCTGATCCAGCTCCTCTCCGAGCTGGTAGACCACGGACGATACGTAAACCTTCTCGTCACGGCTGAAGAGTCCCATTACTGGTCCCCAGGCACGTTCCAGTTGGCATCCGCAGACGGTGCACCAGTGGCCGGCGTATCCGGGTTGTTGTAGGCGTGCGGCAAGCCGAGGTTGTTGAGGTACTTGTTCATGGCGATGATCAAGTTGCCAGCCAACGGTCCAGGGCTCTGCGTCGCATCGTCCAGCGCCTTCGCAGACGTCCAGAGGTCAGCAACCACCTTGACGCCCTTGTTCTGTGCGTCGTCCTTGTAGCTCTGGATCTGCTGCGTATAGAGCGCCTTCTGCACACCCATGATGCCAGCCACCGGAGTCGTGTCGGTGTTGGTGTCGTACGTCTGGGCACGCTGGACGTTCGTCTGGGCGGTGAGCAGGTCCTGCTGCTTCGTCGCAGTGACCAGCGCCGCATCCTTGAGGGCGAAGTCCTTCTGGGCGTGACCACCGGCAGCGCCACCACCAGGCAGCGTGCTGTGAGTCTTGAGCCAAGCGTCGTTGAACGCTTCCTCGTCCAGGGCCTGGCGAGCTTCGAGGGTGTTGATTTCCTGAAGGGTCTTCACCAGCTGCATCTTCGCATTCGAGTACTGCATCTGCGCCGTGATGGCGGTGACCTGTGCGGTGTAGGCTTCGGCCTGCACCTTGAACACGGTGAGCTTGGCGATCTCGAGGTCAGCCTGTAGCTTGGCCCGCTCGAGGTAGACATTCTGTGCTTGAAGCTGAACCAGCTTCGACTGCCAATAGGACTGGTCCTGCTGCAGCAAGAACTGCAGGGACTGGGGGAGCACCGTCTCGATGGCGGCGATGTACACCTTGGCGATGTCGCTCTGCCCGATGATGCCCTTGTTGTACTGCCCTTCGACATGGGCATTCACCGTGGCCATGATCTTGTCGAAGACACCGGCACCAGCCACAGCACCCTGGGTCAGCTCCTCGACGGTCGGCTTGACGATCTCTTCCGACAGGTCCAGCGGAATGGCTGGAACGTTGGGGATGGTGATCGTATCCGGCACAGGGAAGTCCGGCAGAGCCGGCAGACCCACAATCAACCCGTCGTGCAGCGTGGTAGCTTCGGAGAGAGCTTCCGCTGCTGTGGTGTAATCAAGCGCCATGAGTTGGGTTCCTCAGAAATGAAGACGGGCCAAGGGAGGTTAAGCCCCTGGCCCGAAGTGTACCAGAACTGGCTTACTTGGCCAGTTCGTTGCCCTGGGCCTGAGCCTTTGCAAGCTCTTCCAGTTCCTTCGGCGTCGGCAGGGGATGACGCTGGATCGCGTACTTCTTGATCCACTGCGTGTTCACACGCTCCGTGCCACCAGGAGCTGGCACCATCGCATTGCGGCAGAACATCTGCGCTTCCATCTGCTCGACAAGGATGCGCGGCATGTACCACTTGTAGCCGAATGGGATGGCCTTCTGGATCTGGCCCAGCTTGCGATTGCCGACACTGACCACGACGCCAGTGATCGAGGCGTCCTGCGGATCCATGGAGGTGACCGTGACCGGGATGAGCGCCATCGCTTCCTGCAGCTCGCGTGCTTCACGCTGAGCTTCGGTCTCGTCTTTCACCGGAGGCTGGATGATCGTCGGGGCGTTGGCCTCGAGGAACTGGTCAATGTTGAACTGGATGGTCTCGGCTTTCTGAGCCGGATGATAAGCGACACCCAGCTCCTTGGCCTTGGCTCGCACGGTTTCGAGGTCGAGAAGATCGGTCATGTGGTTTGTCCTGTGGGGATGAAACTGCTAAGGGCCTTATTATGGGCATGGACCTGGGTTGGGTCAACACAAAAGAAAAGGGCCGGTATTTCTACCGGCCCTTCTCGTCACCAGCTCAGGTTAGAGCGGGGCAACGCCACGGAGCAGGCCGATCCAGTCCGACCGCTCGATGAGGGTCGCGTAGTAGAACTGGATGGAGGCAACGCCCTTGTTCCCGTACGGGTTGTCGAGCGTGACCATGTCCGGACCCGGAGCCTTGATGACCAGATTGAACTTCGGGCTTTCCGGAGAGTTCGTCTGGAAACCAATCGACGTGAACGACTCGGCGCAGACCGCCAGGCAGTTGAACACATCGTATCGGCTGTTGGTGGCGTAGTAGCCGGGGTTGGTCCCGACCGTGCCGCCAACCGTGCCGACCGCACCAGAGTGCTTGAGCATTTCCTGGTGAACGATCACGCGGAAACCAGCCACCGCACCGATCTCACCCTCGAGAACCGTCGTCTGCGACGCGTACTTCTCGACCGGGACGAACATCTCGGTGTTGTTGCTGTTCTTCATTTCCATGAAGGTCGTGATCAGCTCAGGCGGGATGAACAGCGCACGAGCACCATTCACGGTCGCCGTGTCCGTCAGGGTCGAACCCTTCAGGATGGTGAACCGCTTCGGAGCGCGATTGGTGTCCAGGGCGATGCTGAGGCGGATGACATCATCGTAGGTGATGATGGCAGCGCCGGCACCTTCCGCCGTCACGTTCGCCAGGCTCGTGGCCGAACCAGCGTAACGAATCACGCCAGCGCCGTTCACGAGGTCGAGCTGCAGGAGGGCTTCCTTCAGCTGCTCGGCACCCTTCACCAGCTCGTCGGTGAAGTGAGCGCGCATCTGCAGGTCGCTGTCGAACTGCGTGCTCTCATCCGTCCAGTCAGCGAAGAAGCCGACTCGGGTGAGGGCAGCGGAGACCGACGTACGGGTGATGCCGACGCGGTTCACGCGATCCGCACCTTCCGCCACGTACGGGATCTTCGAGGTGACGAGACCGAAGTCCCGGCTCGAGCCGTACAGGTTACCGTAACCAGCGTTCGACGCCGAACCCGCACCGATCAGGGTGACGCCGTTGGCATCGATACCCTGGAGGTTCGTGTTCAGGTCGCTGAGCAGCGGGTAGTAGCGGTACTTCGTGAACGTCTTGCCGTAACCAGCGGGCTGGTTCTGGACAGACGACAGCTTCGAGAAGTGCGAATACTTGACCGCCTCGATGATGGCCTTGCGGTTCAGGTACTTGACGACTTCCTGTGCGCCGATGTCAGACGCGGTGCCCGGAGGGGCGTTGTATTCCATAGCCATGTTGTGTCACCTCAAATGCGAAGAGTCTTGCGAAAATGTGCTTCAAAGGCCGCGTCATCCATCTCCTTGATGTCAGGCAGCTGCTTGGCTCCGGGGGTCGAGACCCTTGTCGGTGCGGCTGCTGCTGCTTTCTTGGAGTTGGCCGGCGCTGGCGGCGTCACGGTCTTTTGGGCGACAGGATTTGGTGTGGAAGGCGGTGAAGTACCGAACCGTCCAGCCTGCATCATCTGCTGACCCACGCGGGTGTACGTCTGAAGGAAGCTTTCGCCAGGAGGAAGCTGACCAAGCAGCTTCGCACGATTGACTTCGGCAACGATCAGGTCGTAGCGACCCAGTTCCTTCTGTTCGGCTAGGAGCTGCAGCACACCCGGAGTTCGGTAGATCTCCGCCTTAGTGGCTGTGTCCCAACCTTGCGCATCGGAGAGGATCTGTTTGCCAGCATCGTTGGTCGACAAGTCGGATACAACGGACTGGAACTGAACCTGCTCATCGCTTACGCGGTGATCCGAAGGGGCGTAGGTGCTTGCCTCGGCTGAATCCAACGATAAGGGATCCACTTTGGCTGAGTCAAGTAGTTTCTTGATAGCCCCAGGTTTCCCAGCTTGAGCGTCGATGAGTAGCGATAGCTTCTGTTCATCGAGCAAGCCGTTGTTACGCAGCATTTCCACGTACTTCAGGTCACCGTGGAGGCGGTTCATCTTGGTGTGGAAGCCCACACCCTTCTGGATGAGGCTGATGGCCTCTTCCGGGTCATGAAGCTGGATGTCCTGGCCGGCTGCGCGAATCGGCTTGCCAAACAGGCGCTCGTAGACGGCCTTGTAGTCGGGCTCCACTACGGCTTCGCCGCCTTCGGCTGCGCCTTCGGCGGCAGCCTTCGTGTCGCCCTCCGGAGCAGGCGTTTCTTTTGCAGCGGGCTCACCCTGTGAGCCTGCACTCTGATCTACCGGCGCAGCAGCGTCGGAGGCCGTATTGTCTGAACTCGGCGCTATATTGTCCGTTGTCGCGGCAGCAGGCGGAGTTTCGACGGGGGCAGCTGCAGCAGGAGCAGGAGCATCGCTGGCCGGTTTCATGGCCGCTTCGAGCTGCTTCTCGAGGGCCGGGGCTTGAGCGATGAATTCTTCGTCAGAGAGGGTAGGCATTTACTGTCCATCCTGTAGGAGTTGCTGGTAGTTGCTCAAATCGATCTGGGCCTGTTCCGCATCAGCAAGCACCCGTTCCAGGTACTGCTTGAAGGTTTGCACGCCCTTCAGGAACGTAACAGTACCACTTTTATCAGTGTTAATGTTAAGGGAATGGCGGAGAACCTCGTCATGAAGAAGTCCATCGACGATCACCGCCTTGAAGTCGGGGTTGCTCTTTAGGAGCGTATTAAGCGACGCGCCCAAGCGAATTCTGCGGTAGCACTCCGCAATCTCGAGGTCATACATGGTTAGGCACCCTTGGTGAGCTGCGTATATCCGATTGCTTCTTCAGTGCGGCCCTGATCCAACAGACCCTTCGTGATCGTCAGGTCCTGGTTGGCCTCGCCCTGAGCTTCGAGCTTGGCCATGTCACGAACATGCTTCGTGCCAGTGCCCTGTTCCACGGTCTCGAGAGCCTGCTGATCGGCCTTCGCACCGAGGAGCTTGGTCTGTGCCAGGTAGTACTCACGCTTGGCCTGCTCAGTAGCGATCTCCGCACGAAGCTTCTCGAGCTTCGCTTCGGCTTCAGCCACAGCCAGCGGATCCGGCTGCGGTTCGAAGTTGGAGATGTCATGGGCCAGCTCCGGCATTTTGCGAAGCCGAGCCACTTCAGCCATCACCTTCTTCGTGATGCCGAAGTCGACCTTCGGGCCAACAGTCTGGAGCATGAAGCTCAGCTCCTGGGCCTTCAGGTTGTCTTCCTCAGCCGACGACACTTTCACGGTGATGTCGAACTTGCCATCGATACCCTCACGGGTGATGGCGACGAACTCATCGTTGGTGACGCGGATGATCTCTTCGTCAGACAGGAAATCCTTCGACATCGACAGGAACTTCATGCCGATCTTGGCCACGCCATTGGCGTAGCGGCGAAGGATGGACATCTCACGCTTGGCAGTCGCAGCCAATGCACCCTTGATGCCGGCCGCCACATCACCCAGTGAAGTGCTGTTGACGCCACCGCCCCAGGAGTTCTGGCCGGTGTAGCTCTCGGCATCGGCATACTGCTGCTGCATCAGCGCCATAGCACTCTGAGGAATCTCAGGGTACTTGTGCATGATGATCAGCTGCTCAGGATTGCCCATGGCCGGGTTGTATTCGTAGTCCTCACCGTCATCGAACTTGCGACGGTTGGGAGCATCCAGGAACTGCTTCGGCATTCCCTGTTGACCATTGGCCGAGCGTCCCAGAAGGTCGATCATGCCTCGAGTGAGTGCTCCCACCGTCTTTTGCTGTTCGATG